TGCTTCTTCAACTTCTTTCGCATGTTTTTCTGCTAAACGTTCTGCTTCGTCATGTAATCTCATAGCTTCCTCGTGGGCGAGGGCTGCAGCCTTCTCCGCATCTTCTGCGATCTTTGCGGCATTAATATCAACTTCTAAATCGAGTTCTACACCAACTCCCAAATCAACTTCACCTTCAAGTCCCATTGTAATGTGACCATCTTCCATTGTTGCACCACCACCAACTTCAGCTCCCACTTGTGCGCCGATACTTACTCCAGCAGATCCAGTCGCAGATGCTTCTTCGATTCCTATTGTGGATGAAGATTCCACTCCTACACTTGAACCAACTGTTGCTCCTGCACTTCCTTCTGCGCCATGAAGTCCGATTGAACCTTCTGCTTCTGCTCCTGCGTGAGCTTCCGCATATGCACCAGCGGAAGTTCCCATATCTATTCCACCAACAGTTCCTTCTGCACCAACTTCAACGTGTGCTTCTGCACTCGCACCAACTTCTGCTTCTGCAGTCACATCAGTATCAGTAATCTCTGCTCCAACATGAGCTCCAACTTCAGCTTCTGCTCCCGCTTCGGCGCCCAAATCAACTCCACCTACAGTAGTTCCTGCGTGAGCTTCTGCACTAACACCTACTTCTGCATCTGCACTAACACTTGAGTCTGTTACTTCTGCACTTGCTCCTGCATGGGTTTCTGCACTTGCACCCAAATTTTCATCACCGACACTTGCACTTTCGGAGACTTCTACGCTCTCTTTAGCCATTATTTTCCTTCTATTCTATTAAAAAATTCTATAGATTTTATAAGTTGTTCAATCTGATCTGTATGTGACAATGATTGATATATAAGTAATCCAAATGTAAACAAAACTATGAACCACAAACAGGAGAAAGATATCAATACTAAATTAGATATCAATTCATCTTCTTTCATTATTTGTCTTCCAATTGATAATTAAATGCTTTTGTATCCTTTGATGCTGGTTTTGCCATTGGTCTAAGCCAAACATAAATTACCATACTGCTCGTTGGTGATGGAAATTTAAAGGTTGGTTTACCCTTCCTCATACCAATATCATCAGTTGCATTAACTGGATGTCTTGCGAGTTTGCGTTTCTTGATTTCATCACTAACATACTTGTCAAGTTTTCTGTCTAAACGCGTTTCTTTGAGATATTCTTTAAAATTTATCATTTATTCTTCTTATCCTTTATCAACTTTAATAAATCTGTAGTTGATCCAACATACAAATTATTATTAACTGATGCTGGTCCTGTTGGTGCTTTGTTTGTTAATTCTTTTTTAACTTTTTGAAGATTTACCAATTTTTCATTAGTTTCTCCAAGATTTTTAATCAGTTGTGAAGCAACTTCAAAATGTCTTGCATGCTCTGTCGATTTTGCTATTTCTAATAATTCATCTAATGCGTCATGTCCCTTTTCCATTAAATTATAATAATTTTCTCTCGAATATCTATAATCAGTTTTAAAATCCTCATCATCTGAATCTACTGTTAATCTTTTTTCCGTCTTTTCTGGAAGAGTTGTTATTGGGTCTTCAACCAAAACTTCTTGAACTAAATCTTTTATGTCCATGATACATCGTCTCCATCAAGTGTTAAACTAAACCCAAAATCATCATCCGCTGCCGCATCTTCTGGTTTGGGTTTTATTCCAAGAGTTGCGGTTGTTTGTGTTGATGTATTTCCTAATAAATTTACGTCTGCAGATTCTAAATAAAGTGATTCAGAATCTTCAGTTATTACGCTATTAATTGTAAATGCGGTACTACTTTCCAAAAGAAATCTATCTAAAGTACCAATATCCGCATCCGCGTTTCCAGATACATTCTCAGGAACTATTATCTGAAGAGATATTTCCTTAATTGGTTTTCCACTAGTCGATAATTCTGGATACAGAAACGTTTTCATTGTAAATTGCATATCCCATGATAAAGATCTTCTAGTTTCAAAATCTCCGTCATACGCATCTGTATAGTTAACAGAATTTAATATAATAGGACAATCGACCGCAATATCCATTAAAGGTACAGTTTTAATAGTTACTGTAAATTCTGGTGTAAAATTTGGTAAAATCTGTTCAACAATTTGTGCAGCATCTTCTGCATTTTTTGCTAAAATAGCCAAATCAAAAATAAAATTATAAGGAACAGGATTATATTGTGTTCTTAATGTTCCAGATATAGAAGAAGAATTCTTACCAACAGTATTCAATTTTCTTGTTCCATCATACATTATCTGACTCATCATAAACCCAATTCTAGGTAAAATTATTGCTGGAGTTCCTGCAAGAGCGGGATTTGCAATTCTAACCATAAATTTTTGTTTTGGTCCATAAGCAACAGGAATTTTTAAAGTTTCTACTACAACTCCGGATGAATTTACCCTTTTAACTGAAATATCATTAAATAATGAACCAAAAGCAACAACCATTTTTCTGATTGTTTGATGATATGTCGATGTTCCAAACATTATATGTTACCTTCAGAAAATGGATCTCTATCAGTGAAATCAAATATTGAATCACTTTCAGTTTGAATACCTAAATTATTCGCCAGTGGATCTGTTAGAATTACCAGATCATCTGGCACTGCTGTCATAGACCAAGATGCGGTACTTGCTACACCCACAACATCATATGCTGTAGTAATAGTACCAACAATATTTCCAACTCTCAAAGTCTTTGTAGTAGGAGCCCAAGAAAGAACTTTCATCGTAGCGTCTCCATTGCTACAATCTTCTCCTATCGTAAAAGTTCCTTCTCCTGAAGTAAATACCAAGTCCATCGAGTATCCATAATCTGTTTCAATATCGTCGATTGCCGCAATACCAGTATCCATATCCTCATGACTGTACTCAAACGTTTCACAAGTGAGAGTATATATTGGAAGATTCCCCAACTGATAAAATACTTTTTCATGTTCAACAAATCTAACTTCAAATAATTTATCATTTAATGGAAAATATATTAAATCTCCTTCATATGGTCTATCAAGTCTTCCTGGTATTTCTTCATCTTTCCACCGTCTTTGAGAAACATCTAAAATTACTTGATCTCGTATTTCAAGCCCAAATTGTCCTACCATATCACCTTCACCACTAAATCCATCAGTTGAATCAATATACATTTCTATTATATGTGCAGCTGAAAATTTAGAAGCGACATCTTCACTATACAAATTATCTACTGCAACTGATGTTCTAGGCAGATAACTTATATCTATTCCATGTATTTTAATCGATTCTTCTACCAAATCGTTCAGTAAATTTTGTTCTGGTTGAAAATCAACATTTTGAAAATATGTAGATACTGGCATTTATTATCCTACTGCAAAGTCGACTGGGAATTGATATTTTCCTTCTAAATCTTGTAACAATATTTCTATATTTGATTTAGCTTCATCTAAAATTCTACCACCATCTAAAGTGGTTCCTCCAGGTAATTGTGTACCTTGATATTTAATTAAATTATTTCCCCATTGTTTTCTAAACAATTCTGTAGTGTATTGTTTTAACCACATATCATTAAAAACATCCGTATGTGTAGTTGGATCAACGATTTGTACACATTCAGCAACGAGATAATCCCCCACATTAAATTCCTTAGACCAATCAACATCAACATATAATCTATCCTGATGCCTAGAAAATCTCATTCCTGGTTTCCCACTAAATACTTCTTGAAGTACTCCTAAATGTTGCTGTACTTGATAGTATGATACTATTGAAGTTTTGGTCAAATCATAAATATCATTTAAATATAATTGATATCTAACATCAAACATGTTCTTTGTTGATCCACTATCCAAAGGAAAAACGGCTATAACACCAATAGTTGCCTCTAATAATGTGACGTATGAGTTATCAATATCATCTTGTGTTATTTCGTGTTTTAAATATGTTTTAATTGTGGCATCTCCATGAAATTCTTGATACATTTGAAGACCTTCTTCCAATCTATCTTCCAGTTGGTCCTCTTCAACATTGATCTGAATAACTGGTTTCCCTAATGCCCTTAAACAATATTCTCTTAATTCTGTTCTTGACGCTGGTTGTGTAGCTGACATAATGTTCCTATAACGGCGTTAATATATGTTATATTAACTATTTAGTAAGGTAAGTTTATGGAAATTTTGATTACTGGACACAATGGTTTCATTGGTTCCAATCTCTACAATTATCTTAATTCATATCATAATATTTATGGAATTGACTACCCAAATGACATATTAAATACTGAGTTACCTAAAGTTGATTGCGTAATACATTTGGCGGGATCAACAGGCGTTAGAGAAAGTCACAAAAATCCTAAAAAATATTTAGACAATAATATAAAAATAACTAAAAGAATATTTGATCATTATAAAGATACAAAAATTCTATTTGCATCCACCTCTTCCGCAAAAGAATTACAAAGTCCATATGCAATATCAAAATATGCATGTGAACTTATTGCTCCCAAAAACGTTGTTATTATGAGGTTTTTTACTGTTTGGGGAGATTATAATTATAGAAAAAATATGTTATATGGACTAGCCATAGAAGGTAAATTAGACTATATTACTGAACATAAAAGAGATTTTACTCATGTATATGAAGTTTGTAGAGCCATTAAAATACTAATAGATAAAGGAGTTGGTGGAGAACTTTATGAAATTGGTCACGGAAAACCAATATCCCCCCTTGACTTTTTGAAAAAGATAGGGTATAATAAGGTGTTACCGTTTAGGAAAGTTGAAGGTGAATCTAATATAACTTGTGCAGATCCAACTAAAATGGAAGAATTGGGATGGTAATTGACTACTTTAAAAATGATTGGAAGCCTAATTGGAGCAAATATTCTTATAGCGGTTGGGAACTTCTAAACAAAATATCAAATAATGAAACCATACTTGATATAGGTTGTGGTTATAATCTCTTTAAAGGACGTTATGGTGATAAATTATATGGTATTGATCCCGCCAATGACAGTGCAGATGAAGTAATATCTATTGAAAAATTCGATGCTGACGGTAAACAATGGGATGTGGTTTTATGTCTCGGTAGTTTAAATTTTGGATCTATAGAAGATGTTGAACCACAA